CATCAAAAATAGCAAAAGAAGCAGTTAAAAAAACAGCTAAGAAATTTAAGCCCAATCCTAACGCACCACAAAGCAGAGCAATCAGCGGTGCTCCAGAGAAAGGAACCGTAGGGGCTCAAAAAACACCTAAAGCAAAAGCAACACCTGCAAGACGTGGAAGACCCAAAGGCTCTACCAATAAAACCACAGGAGTAACAGCTCAAAGAAGAAGCGCAAGAGCAACAAAAGCCAAAGGAACAGCTCCAGTACCGGGTAAAGTACCTACAGCTGTAAAAGCAGCTATCGGTGCACCCGCAGCTGGGCTATTAGGAACAGGACTACTTTCTGGTAGGAAAAAACCAGCATCTAAAGCATCTGAAGTAACTTTTGGAGAAGCTTTCAAAGCAGCTCGTAAGAAAGGTGAAGGAACTAAGTTTACTTACAAAGGAAAAGATTACACTGCTGTAACCAAAGATGATCTTAAGAAAAAAGGTTACGATGCCAACGAACTTAAGCAATACATGAACAGAAAAGGTAAAGCCAGAGGTCCGTTGAACAGATTGGGACAAGGCGTTAAGAAAGTTCTTTTAGGTAAGGATAAGAAGTTTGGTGGCGATAAAGGTGCTATTGATTTCATTAGAACACGTAAAAAGAAACCAACCACTAAAAAAGCTGGCGGTATGGCTAATGCTAGACCTAAAAAATTCAAAGCTGGTGGAGCTGTAATGGCTAATAGAGGTTTAGGCAAAGCCTATATGAAATCTAAAAGGTAAACGTGCCTAGAAAAATAGCCAAGTCTTTAATAAAGAAACTTGTTAAAGAAATTAAGGAATCTAAGCCTACTAAGGAAGAAAAGGAAAGATACCGTAAAGGAAAACAGGCGTATAAGTCTGATGTTCCTGAAATACAAAAAGCTCTTGATGATGTTCATGGTGGTTCAACCTTAAAAGTTATTAAGCCTGTTAAGAAAAGAAAAGGCGGTTTAGCTATCAAAGGTCATGGTAAAGCTTTTTTAAAAGGTGAGAGATAATGGCAGAAGTAGACAAAGCAATTGATCCTGAAGAACAAATAGAGCTTCAAGTCAGGAATCGTGACAAGTCGATGGATATTGAAGTCGATGTGACTGAAGAAGATCCTGAACTTGATTCATTTGAAGAACTAGAAGATGGTACGATTGCTTTTGGCAGTACGCCAGAACCCATGCTAGATACAGACTTCTCTGCTAATTTAGCAGATTTGATGGATGATTCTGAACTCAATGTCCTAAAGAACGATTTGATGGACAACGTTGACGCAGATAAAGACTCTCGTGCTGAGTGGGAAAAAACTTATCGTGACGGCCTTGAGTTCTTAGGCATGAAGACAGAAGAGAGAGCACAACCATTTGAAGGTGCTTCAGGCGTGATGCACCCTTTATTAGCAGAATCCGTAACTCAGTTCCAAGCGCAAGCCTATAACGAATTACTACCATCTCAAGGACCAGTAAAGACACAGGTATTGGGCATGACTACTCCTGACAGCGAAGCACAGGCTTCTCGTGTGCAAGAGTTCATGAACTATCAGTTGATGCAAGTCATGAAAGAATACGATCCTGAAACGGATCAAATGTTGTTCTATCTTCCTTTGTCTGGGTCTGCTTTTAGAAAGATTTACTACGATCAAAACATGGGTAGAGCTGTATCTAAGTTCATACCAAGTGAAGATTTGATTGTGCCTTACGCTGCCACTGATTTACACAGTGCTACTAGGATTACTCACGTAATCAATATGTCCATAAACGACATCAAGAAACTACAACAGATAGGTTTTTACAGCGATGTAAACGTAGATTCTGGAAACATGTTGGCAGAAGATACTGATGATATTCAAGAAGAAATAGATCAAATACAAGGTATAAGTCCTAGTTATAATGATGACGATACCTGTAAAGTCTATGAGATACACACAGAATTAGATATACCGGGATTTGAAGATCTCAACGCACAAGGCGAAGAGACAGGAATCAAACTTCCATATATCGTAACTATAGCTAACGATAAGGTTTTATCTGTTAGAAGAAACTACAGAGAAGACGATCCTTTGAAACAAAGGATTAATTATTTTGTTCACTATAAGTTTTTACCAGGTCTAGGATTCTATGGCTTTGGTTTGACTCACATGATTGGTGGATTATCAAAAGCTTCAACATCTATACTGCGTCAGCTTATAGATGCTGGAACGCTTTCCAATTTACCTGCTGGATTTAAAGCTAGAGGAATCCGCATACGTAATGATGATCAACCCCTACAACCTGGAGAGTTCAGAGATATGGACGCTCCCGGTGGTAGTTTGCGAGACGCTTTTGTTCCGCTACCTTTTAAGGAACCGAGTCAAACCCTACTCTCTCTCCTAGGGATCTTGGTAGACAGCGGTAGGCGTTTCGCATCTATCGCTGATATGCAAATAGGTGATGCTAATCAAAATGCACCTGTAGGTACAACAGTTGCTTTGTTGGAGCGTGGTACTCGTGTAATGAGTGCAATCCACAAAAGATTACATTCAAGCCAAAGAATAGAGTTTGAAATACTAGCAAAAGTATTTTCAGAATCATTACCGCCTTCTTATCCCTACAATACTGCAAATGGCAATCAAATGATCAAGGCGATGGACTTTGATGAAAGAGTTGATGTGCTACCAGTTTCAGATCCAAATACTTTCTCAATGAGTCAAAGAGTCATGATGTCTCAAGAACTATTGAGAACAGTACAAAGCAATCCAGAGATTCACGGTCCGCAAGGAATATACGAGGCTTACAGAAGAATGTATTCTTCTATGGGTGTGCAAAACATAGAACAGTTGTTGCCTCCACCACCGCAACCACAACCTGTTGATCCTGCTAATGAGAATGCAAGTTTAATAGCTGGTATGCCAGCACAAGCTTTTGCTGGACAAGATCACGATGCACACATCAACAGTCACTTGTCTTTGTATGGAACGATAACAGCACAGGCAAACCCTGTAGTGTTATCTTTGATACAAGCACATATCTATCAGCATATTTCATTTAGAGCTGCTGAAATTGTGGATCAACAGAATGCACAAGATCCTGAGTTCCAAGCAACTTTCCAACAGATACAACAATTACCACCAGAAATAGGTATGGGCTATCAACAGAAACTGCAAGAGAACGTTGCTAAAGATATAGCAGCAGTCGTTTCACAATTAACAGAACAAATTAACGCTATGTTTATGCCACCTCCACCACAGCCAGACCCTTTGGTTGAGTTGAGAGGAAAAGAACTAGATATTAAAGCTGATGACGTGCAACGTAAACGTGAAGAGTTTATTCAAAAACAAGAGTTTGATGCTATGCAAGCTATGGAGAATAATAAACTTTCAGAACAACGTTTGGCTATTCAGAAAGATATTGCTATCATGAAGGACGATATAGCTAGAGAAAGGATAGATCAAGCTGCACAATTTAAAGCAATGGATATTATGAGAGGTAACAGATGAGTTCAATTAGAAAAGAACAAGCAGAATTACATAAAAAACAACTGAAGCTAGAAGAGGAGCAAAGAATCAATGCCAATCAACAGAGCGTCAATGAAAATGCAAATATCGACATCGAGAAAATTGCGAAAGAAGCCGACAAAGAAGCGGAGAAAGTCCTCGCAAAAGTTGTTAAAGAAAGCAAACCCAAAAAGAAAAAGGGTAGGCCTAAAAAGAAATAGATTTAAAACTAAAAGGTAATACTATGGAAAAAGTAAAAGGCGTTAAATCAAGCGTTACTATCAAAGATCAAGGTACTGTTAATTACTCAGGACCAGAAGATGTAGCTAATGGTAGTGCACCTAAACCATATGGAGCAGGTAAATCTCGTGGCGGCAAAGCTGCTTTGAGAGGAACCAAGTTTAGCGGAATTTATTAATGGGGTTTTTTAAAAACCTACAAGGCTCTACAGCTGCTCCACGTTTACAAAACCAACAGTTTGGTGAGGTAGAACGTATACAGCCTATGCCAGCACCTCCACAACCTATGCAACCTAGACCTAGTTTAGTTGTTGGTGGTCCAGCATATTTTACACCTGAAGGCTATCAAGCTCCTGTTCAACCAGAACAAGCTTTCATGCCTACTGACAGAAGACCAGATCCTATAGGAGATAATTTTAGAAGACCGTATGAAAGACCGATAATGCCTATGCCTAGTCCTACGCCTCCTCCTGAAATGGCTCAACCCGCACCACCTAGAGTGCCTATAGAGCAACCTAAAGAAACAGTGCCTGAAGACGGAACAGTGATTGGTCGTCCTGTTATGCCAATGCCAGAGCCTACGCCACAGCCAAAGTATGATCCTTTTGCTTATAGTGATTTAGGCAGAAGAGCATTAGGCGGAGAATATATTGATTCAATGACATTTCACTATTTTGATCCTACTACTGGTAAATCTGGTAGCACTACTAAAGGTTATAGTAGAGTTCCTGATTCAGCTAAACCTTATATTTATTTGAATAAAGAAGAAGCAGATAAAGCTAGAGATAAATTTTTAGAGTATGAAGATACAGGTGGTGCAACAACTCCAACACCAAGAAGAACACCTGTTACTACACCAGCACCAGCTCCTGTAGTAGAAGCTCCTGTATTCGCTGGTGGTTCTGGTGGTGCTAAAACAATGCCAGATTTAC